ATGAACAAACACACCTTTAAGGGATTGCTTAGCGGCCTGAGCGCTACCAGTTTGCTCTATTCCGATTCTCGTTATCCGGAGCTTTCCCCGGGCAGAGCCGCAAAAAAACCCGACCTCGATAATATGCGTGGCGATTGGTTGAAAATTGGCGGTGACTTCAAAACGGCAATCCAACGTGAAAAATCCGCGCAAGAAAAAGCCCGCCACTCATAGCCCACGTACCGATACCCAAGTATCAGTTGGCTGGAGCGGCCCACTACCGCCGCCCGCCGCGCTCCAACAATTCGACGCCACCATAGAAAACGGCGCCGAACGCATCCTTAAAATGGCCGAAACCGAGCAAGCCGCGCGCCTGGCCAGGGAAGCCGAAGCCATCAAGTACGAACTCGCTAAATTCGAAGCCATACGCCAGGACAACCGGCGCGGCCAATGGCTGGGATTTATCATTGCCCTTTCCGCAGTGGCTGCAGCCTCGATCACCGCCTATTTTGGCGCACATCCTTCGGTATCCATCGCCTTGGTCGGCGTTCCGATCCTGGGCATTGTCAAAGCCATCATCAACAGCCGAAGCGATCGATAAGACAACGACGCGCAGAAAATCAATACAATGAAATGGAAGCCCGTTTGGCAATCAGCCGGGCGGCATGCCTTGCAACAGCGCCGTGCGTTCGGCCTTGCTGAGTGTATTCAAGAGGTTGGCGGCTAGCTGGACCGTAGAAGTGGCCGGCGGGTTGATGTAGTGCTTAAAGCCCAAAGTGGTGACGAACGTCGCGCCGCATTCCTTGCTATTGAGACACTGGCAATACAAATCGGCGACGGTTTTTTCGTCGTTCAGATTATTGCGGGACGTGATGCGGGCTTTTGATTGGCAATGTGGGCAATAAACAGTCATGGCGGCCTGGATTCCTGGAACGATGCCGGCATTATGCGGCGCCGGCGCGCGGCAAGCGATATGAGCTTAAACCAACCGTCGCTGTGGCCATGAAGTCGTTACCTTCGTTTCGCCGCGTTGGGTGCTGGCGGCCATAAACCCACCCTGGTTATAATCGAATCAACCGGATAGCCCGACGGGGCGAAAAGCGGGTTTCGTCAGCTCGTTTCCGGTTTTCCATTCTGACGGCTTCACTTTGACGGAGTGTTTCTATGCTCGAGGTAGAGTTTACCGGTTGGGGTAATTCTTGGTACGTTATTTTTCCGGAAGTCCATTATTCGAGGAACTACTACAACTATATCGTCAGCGAAGGCGAAGTTACCGGCAAATTTCTGATAAGCGATGAAGACGAAAAGGAATACAGACTTTCAAATAATTTTGGCCATGTTCATATCATGCAACCGTTGTTAACTGAAGGTAGCACCATTTCGAAACTGATCGATGAAGGGAAAATAGACAAGATTGACCTAGAGCATGTCTTTTTCGAAATCAAACAATACCGCACGATTTTTTCCCAGATACACAAGAGAAATGTTTTCGTTGAGGTTAAAAACTCGTTATCACCGATCGAACCGGAAAAACCCATCGAACAAGTGGAAGTGCTAAGGGAGTCGGCCGCTATGCATGCAAACCGATCGGAAGACTTGAGAACGTTGATTATGGCCAGCGAAAATTTCTGGGCGAAAGCCGATCGGGATGACGACACCACCTGGCCATATAACGATCAAGTCGCGGACTGGTTGAAAGCAAGGGGATTTTCGAAGCGCTTGGCCGATATGGGCGCCACTATTATTCGCCCGGCATGGGCTCCGCCAGGCCGTAGATCGGGTAAATAGCGACACCTATCCAGCGCAGGCCGGGCGCGGGTTTCAGCCACTACAGCACCCTTAATAGCGAAACCCTTTCGCTATTTTTTTCGATTTCCCCCAGCCATCATGCAGCCATGTTCAACGAGCCTCATTGGAATGCAACGACATGGCAACCGCAATCCATAAACTACCCGAAACCGGATTCCTGCGGATCTGGGATATTGTCGGCGACAAGAAGAAGAAAACCCCGGCCTTGATTCCGGTCGGCCGGACCACGTTTTTAAACCGGGTGAAAGAAGGCATTTATCCGCAGCCGGTCAAAATCTCGGAACGCACTACCGCTCTTGGCGGGTTGAAGATATTCGCGGCCTGATCGACAAGATCGGCGGTAAAACGGAAGCCGCGCCGACCGAAGGCAAGGAGCGTGCCGCATGAACGAACTAAACTTAAAAATCAGGATATCTGGCGACGGTAGCCAAGCCGAACAAAGTGTTGGCAGGGTAGAAAAGGCTCTGCGCGGATTGGAATCTGCCGGGCCCAGAATCCAAGATATGCTGGCAGGCTTAGGCGTTGGCGTATCAGCGGCAGGGTTTGCTGCAATATCGAAAGACATTCTGGATACGAATCGCAGTATGGAATCGCTACGCGTGCAGCTGGACAGCGTCACCGGCAGCGCCAAAGACGGAGCTAGCGCGTTTGATTTCCTGACCAAGTTTGCCACAGACACGCCGTTTGAAATCGATGGGCTGACGAAGGCTTTTGTCAGCCTGAAAAATTACGGCATACAGCCCACCGCCGAGGTAATGCAAGCCATTACCGACCAATCTTCAAAGCTGGGCGCAAGCCAGGAAACCTTGAGCGGCATCGTAACTGCGTTTGGGCAAGCCTGGGCCAAGGGTAAACTGCAGGCTGAAGAAATGATGCAGCTCGCCGAGCGCGGCGTACCGGTCTACGACCTGCTCTCTAGGTCTCTGGGGGTATCTACCGATGCGATCCAAGACATGGCCAAGAGTGGCGATTTGACTCGCGACACCATCAGGGGATTGATTGCGGAAATGGGCAATGCGGCCACTGGCAGTAATGCTCGGGCCATGGATACCCTAAACGGCAAGATAAGCAACTTGTCGGATGCGTGGCACCAATTTGAAGACACGCTGTTAAACGATAAGTCCGAGGGACTTATCAAAAGTATCATTCAATCGGAGACCAATAGTTTAAATATCCTAAAACGGAATTTGAGCAGCAGTTTGGACGATCAGATTGCCCACGCCGAGGCCAGAATAAACCAATTCAACCAAATGGGTGCCGTCGGCCGAATGATTGCCGACTATAGCGGATATGACATAGGCCGTGAACAGAACAAGCTTGACGCTTTGCGCCGAAAAAAATCGGCGCAAGATGAACTCGATCGGCTAACAGATATAAAAAATAGGTCAAGGGATGCGGTGAAAGAAACACAGTCATGGCTTGACGAATTGGAGGCATTGGATCTCGCTGCAAATAAGAAATCATCCGACAAGAGCGCGAAAGATAAAGAATCCGCCGCCAAATCCCTGCAATCTGCCTATGAGTCCACAGAACGCAGCCTGCGCAAGGAAATCGCCCTGCGCGGCGAGAACAGCGCTGCGGCGCAAATGGAATTCGAAGTGCAATTCGGCTCGCTGGCCAAGCTGGACGAAGCGCGCGCGCTGATTTTGCTGAACCTAGCCGCCGAGAAAGACGCGGTGCTGGCCAACGTCCAGGCCTACAAGGAATACGACGATGTGGTCGAACAAGGCCTGGCACTGGCCGGCAAGCAGCGCGCGGCGCAATCGGAAACCTACAACCGCCTGTTCGATCGCTTCAACCCCGGCTATTCCAGCCTGACCCAAGGTATTGCCGATGTGGACCAGGCTAAAGCCCTGGGCCTGATCGACGCCGACCGGGCCAAGGCCGAATTCGACAAGTTGGGCCAGGATTACAACGACCTGGTCAATAACGTCAACGCCGGCAGCGACGAGATGTCGCAATTCGCGATCCAGGCCTCGCGCAACATCCAGACCTCGTTTGCCGATTTCATCATGAGCGCCGGCGAAGGTTTTGACGAGTTGGGCGCCAATTTCGCAAAAACCCTGGCCCGCATGGCCGCCGATGCCGCATCGGCACAATTGATGGACACGCTATTGGGCAAGGGCTTCGGCACCGACAAAGCCGCCGGCAACGGTTTGCTCCAGGCCGGCTTTTCCGCGTTGACCAGTTTATTCGGCTTTGCCGACGGCGGCATCATGACATCCGCCGGCCCGCTGCCGCTGCCGGATGGTCGCTCGATTCCGGTGACGATGGCCGGCGGTGGCAAAGCTATGACCGTGATAATCCACAATTATGGCGGCGCAGAATTGCAAACCAAGGAAACGGATACCGCTGACGGCAAGATACTGGAAGTTATCATCGACAAGCGGATTAACCGGTGGGCAGCCAATAACAAACGCCAAGGAGGCCTGCTGCCATGAACATCAATTTGACACATCCCCAGCACAAGACTATCCTGATCTCGCTTTCGCAAAAAACGAAAGTCGGGATTGGAACCCCGTTGAGTAAAGGCGTCAAGACGCCGAATCAAGGCGTTTTTTATTGCCTCAAGAAAATGGTCGCGCCCGCAGTGCGCCCAAGTATTTTGGTGGCGCGTAGCGGGCAGCCGCAAGGCTGGCCGGCTCCTTTACCCGGTAGTTCCAACCTGTTACGCGTCGCCGCCCAAAGCTTGGAACCTTTGAGCGGCGGTTATCAACCTTCAGTAAAGGAACAACCGCTATGAACACCCCAGCTACGGGCAAAATCCGCCCAGAATCCACCCAACAACCCGAAGCCCTTAACGACTTCTTCCGGCAGATGGCCGAACTGGACACCGAGCGCCAAGCCGCCACCGCGGCCGGCATTCCGGCATTGCTGCGCCTTGCCGACGTGGCCGAGCGCGACAGCGGCCAAGCCAACACCGTGCGCAGTTTCCTGCTCGGTTTGTACAACGGTTACCGCTTCCCGTTCAACCTGGTCCGCCTCCGAGGCTTGGACAAAACCCTGTTCGACGACTGCATGGCCGTACTGACCCTGGACGCCCGAGCAACCGCCAAGGAGGTTCACCAGTATTTGGACGGCGGCGACGACCGTTTCGAGCGCTGGGCGCAAGAGGGTGCAGCATGAGCGCGTCATCCGTCAAAAAAACCGCTGTTACGTCATCGCCATTGACCAGCATCAAACCGGCCGGCACCGTTGCCATGGTACCCGACTCCACCGAGCGAATCAGTTACTGGCAAGACCAGGTTGAAGATTTCCTGACCGAGTTGAGCAAATTGCGTTGCCTTTCCGGCCTGCTGAACGGCCAAAACGAGCACAACAACATTACGCTGTCGGAGCTGTGCTATCTGATTGACCCCAGTGTGGAGCGCTTGAAGGACATTTGCGACGAACTGAGCGACCTGTTTTATCAAAAGCAGGTGGCATTCGTGCAAGCGGCCGACGAGCGCGGCAACCCAACTGACGCGGCATAAGCCGACCGGCAACTTTTTGCTGCCGGTTTTGCGCCGGCCGTGGCCGTTCTCCGCCCGGAGACCGCCCGCGGCCGCGCACCGGCAAGGAAGCAAACAATGACAAACGATGTCCAAACAATCATCGACCAATTCCGGGCCGACATGGCCAAGGCCGGCATGGTCGTCAACGAACCGATCATAGCCGACGGCGTATTGCACCGCGTCTACGTGGAAGGCGACCGGAGCGGCACCCAGAACGGCGCCTATATCCTGCATGTGGACGGCCATTCGGCCGGCTATTACGAGCATTTTCCGCAAGGCTTGAAAGTGACTTGGCGCTTCGGCAGCGCCGGCGCCAAGCCGTTGTCGTTGGCAATGCGCCGGCAAATCGAAGCCGAGCGTAAACGCCGCCAACGCGAGCGCTGGCAACGCCAACAGGAAACCGCCGACAAAGCGCGTTTGATCTGGCAGAACGCCAAACCGGTGTTCGAGACCCGACAACACCCTTACTTGAAGCGCAAATCGGTCAAGCCTTACGGCATCCGTACCGGCCGCGGCGCGCTGATCGTGCCGTTTTACGACGACACCCGCCAGTTGGTGAATCTGCAATTCATCGAGGGCAACGGCCAAAAGCGTTTTATGGCCGGCGGCCGCAAGAAAGGCTGTTTTTCCCCGATCGGCGAACCGGCCGACGCCGAGCGTTTGTTGATCTGCGAAGGCTGGGCCACCGGCGCCAGTCTGCACGAAGCCTTGGGCGTGGCCGTGTTGGTCGCGGCCGATGCCGGCAATCTGGAACCTGTGGCATTGGTGGCCAGGCGTTTGTATCCGGCGGCCGAGATCGTCATTGCCGGCGATAACGACGCCAGCGGCGTCGGCCAGATAGCGGCGAAAAAGGCCGCGCTGGCGGTTAAGGGTAAATACCTGATACCCGCGCAACCGGACACCGACTGGAACGACGTGATCGCGGCGGGAGGCTCGGTCTGATGGACGCCGCCGACGATTTGAGGCAAGACCTGTTCGATAACCTGGCCGAACAGGGCGAACTGCCGAAACCGCCAACGAAAAGCGCTAAAACGGCGCCCAATTTGGCAGCGGCGGTCGATCCGTTCGATAAGGATGCGGACCTACTCACCGCGCTGCCGGACGGCACCCAGTTGAGCCCGGACGACATCGCCATTCTGAAACGGATGAACCTCGACTATTGCCATACCTTGGTCGGCGGCAAAAACCTGGTGATCGGCCAACGCTATTGCCAGGTGCAAGGCAACGTGCTGACTTTCGAGGCGCCGGCGGAATTCAAGAAAAAGTTCATGCATGCGCCGTTAATCGGTATGAGCGACGGCCACGGCCGCGGCAAACGCAAGAATCAGGGCCAGGCGTGGCTGGAATGGCCGGGTAAGAACATCAAGCTCGGCGGGACCGGCTTTTTCCCAGATCCGAAAAAATGTCCGGCCGACGCGCTTAACTTTTACCGCGGCTTGCAGGTAAAGCCGATGGCCGGCGACGTTAAACCCTATCTGGACCATTTGCGCTACGTGATTTGCGCCGGCCACGAGCCGTCGTTTCGCTATCTGGTGGGTTGGATGGCGCACTTGTTTCAAAAGCCGGACGTCAAGCCTAGCGTGGCCATCGTGTTGAAGTCGGTGGAAGGCACCGGCAAAGGTACCATGGCCGAACCCTTGCTGCGGATCTTGGGTTCTCATGGCAACAAGACCAACGGCGCCTATGCCATTGCCGGCCGCTTCAACGGCTTGGTGGCCAATCGGCTGTTGATCTTCGCCGACGAGGTGGACTTGACCGATAAGCACGTCGCCGACCGCCTGAAAGGCATCATTTCCGAAACCACCGTCAACCTGGAACGCAAAGGCTTGGAGATCGAGCCATTGCCGAACTATTGCCGGCTGATCTTCGCCAGCAACCACGCCAGAGTATTGAGCGCCGGCATCCGCGAACGCCGCTATCTGGTGTTGGAGCCGTCGGACGGCTTTGCCCAAGATCCCGGTTACTTCCGCCGGCTGTGGCATTGGATCAACCACGACGGCCCGGCCAAGCTGCTGAACTATCTGTTGATCGTCGACATTGCCGACTTCGACCCGTACCGCTGCCCGCAAACCGCGGCGCTGATCGCCGAAAAGCTGTGCAACCTGAGCGGCGTGAACCAGTTTTTCTATCACCAGATCGCCAAGGCGGAACCGTTCGGCGGCCGGCCCAGAATTCGGGCGACCGACCTGGTCGACGACTTTGTTAGCTGGAGCACCGAGGAAGGCGAGAAAGTCTCCAAGGCGGCAGCCGCCAATTTAACCGGACGGATGATGGCCAAGCTGGGTATTCAGGTACACGGCCGCTCCGATCGCGGCGGCGGCAAGTATTACGATCTGCCGGAACGGTCTGAATTGGTACAGCGGTTTGCCTTTTTGCTGGATATCCCGGTCGAGGAGCTGGAGTAATGAAATTCTGCAAACCGGCGCTTTTACTGTCCCAACTGTACCACCAAGAAAAACACGCATTATTTCAATATGTTAAGTGGTATAGCAATTATTTATCTATCTATACCATATCGATACCAACTAACCCGAAATCAGCGGGAAAAAAGGAAAGCGGCAACAGTTATTTAATCGCTGTACCACCTATTTTGGCAACTGTACCCCACCTGAAAGCCGCGCCAGCCGTGGGCTTGAGGGGGGGTGGTACAGTTGGGACGGCAAAAATCGCATTTTTTCTTTTTATTTATTACGTCGGCGTTTTCCGCCGTTCCTTCCCGTGTTTGGCGACTGCACCTGGCGCTGGGGAGGTGACGCACTGATCGACTAAGTAATCCAGTTGGAGTGGCCAGGGCTTGAGGAGGACACCAACCACTGACGAGGATTTAAACATGACTGCATTTAACCCTTTGGCGGAACTTCGCCGGCAAGGCTTCGACGCCGATTTACACCAAGGCCAGGTGCGGGTTTGGCCGCGGCACAAGGTCAGAAAAGCGCTGGCTATGTTCGTTACTGCCAACTTGCCGGCGATTACCCAAGCGCTGGCGGCCGAAGACAACATGAAGAGCGTGAACAACGTGTTGTTGTGGGATCTACCGGTACCAGTCAACGCTGGCAACAGCGAACCGCCAGCCGGCGCAATTCCGGAACACTTAAACGGCCAACGGTTTGCCGGCATTCCGGCGCCAGGCGCTTGATAAACCGATTTACGGAGAATCTCATGAAAACAATTCGATTGTTCGGCGAGCTGCAGAAATACAAAGCGGAGTGGCGACTTGACGTGAAAACCCCGGCCGAAGCCCTACGCGCGATCGACGTGCAACGCGACGGCTTTCTGTCCGAATGCGATGCCGGAAACTACGCGGCGATCCTGATCGATAAAAACAACACCGAACTTTGTCGCCGCCTTGATCCGCAAAACGCCAACGATCCTTGGGCTGATGAAGAGCTTTGGATCATGCCGGTTGCCAGCGGAGAAATCATGGCGCCTATGGTTGTCGCGGCGTTTGCGAGTGTCGGTATTGCCGTTGGTGAAGTGGCGGCAATGATGATCGCCGGCCTGCTTAATATCGCGATATCCATGGCGTTTACCGCGGTGGCCAATATGTTGACCAGCAAGAAACGCAATACCACAGCACCACAACAGGAACGGCCGGACAACAAGCCGTCATTCATCGCCGACGGCGTCGTCAATCTGACCGCGGCCGGCCATCCGCACCCGATCTTGGTCGGCGACGTGCCGGACGTGGGTTGCATCATCCTGTCGTCCGATTACTGGGTCGAGGATGTGCCTGTTTAAGTTTGGCCGCACTACCAATTGGGTTTGAGGAGCAGTTCCGGCTGTAACCGGTTTTTTAACGATTATTTTGGAGAACGAACATGGCTTTAACCGCATTACCCGTTAATTCACCGCTGACCCAGCTACGCGCGCAGGGCTTGGAAGCGGAATTCAACCGCGCTCGGGTCATCGTCTACCCGCAGCCGAAGATCACCAACACGTTGCGGCAATTCGTGTCCGACAACCTGGTGTCGATCGTCAACGAGCTGAACCTCGAGGGCTATTACACCAAGAATCCGGACCCGCTGGGCTATGCCGCCAAGAGCACCAGCGACGGTCGCCGCAATCAGGGTTATCTGATCTGGTCGCTGAATGCCGATCTGCGTACCGAACTGGGCGCAAGGCCGGTCGACGAGACCATAGACGCCGTTCCGGATGCGTTGAACGGATATCTGTCGTTTTAACGTCAGAAACAGGGGCTTGAGGAGGCCACGCCGGCCGCGACAGCGCCGGCATTTTTAAACCAATACCAGGAAATCACTATGAACCACTTAAGCACCACACAAAAGCAATACCTCAACGAGACAGTCCAAAAGCTATCCGCCGCCATGAAAAAGATCAATTTCACTCGGGAAATGTCGCCCGACGAGGCCGACGCGATTCTTAAGGAACTGGACGACGTGAAAGGCGAGCTGTTTATGTTCGGCGACCTCCATCCGGAGATCGAACAGATCGAGCTGTTCAAACAGGCGGCGGATTTGACGGAATACGCTGTAAATGCGTTGTCCGGCAACCGCGCCCAATATCTTTAACCCTTTATCCCGCTGTGCGGCCCTTACCGCGCAGCTCTTGATTCATTTATTTGGAGTACATGACATGAATTCTTCATCGATTGCCGAACAGGCCTTTCTGGCCAAGAAAACCGAGCTGAAGACAGACGGCGAGAACGAAGCCAGTCAGCGCCTGGAGCAGGAAACGCAGAACAATCGCCGACATCCATCCGAAGGTTCAACCAACCTATCTACTCAAGCAGGCGAAGGATTTGTCGGAAGACATACCAAACGCCTTAACCGATAACCGCGACCAATATCCTTAACCCTCATTCCTGCTGTGCGGCTGATGCGGTGCAGCGATTTATTTACCGAATTGGAGAACCCGACATGAACTCTTTATCGACTGCCGAACAAGACTTTCTAGCCAAGAAAACCGAGCTGCAAGCGGCCCAGGCCGACGAAGCCAACAAGCGCCGCGAAGTGGCAACGCTCAGACAACGCCAACACGACTTGCAAACGGAACTGGCCGCCTTAAATCAACGCCTGGCGCAGGCCAGTAATGCCTTGGCCAACGGCGATATGACCAGCGCCGACTATATCGCGCTGAAGCGCTCGATTGCCGACAAGGAGCTGGAATGCGAAGCGGCAAGCGCAGTGTTTGAAGCGCAGAACAACGCGCTGCAAATGCTGGTCGACCATGCGCGGATTTTGGCCGGAAGGTTGGGGCGGCATTTAACCGACGCCGCCGCAGGCGTAAAACAACGGGCGCTGGCCGCGAGTGTCGCCACCGGCGAGGCACATTTGAAACTATTCGCCTTGGCGGTCGCCGCGCAACACTTGGAAAGGCATCCGTATACGGGCCAAGAGAAATCCGAACAAGCCCAATTGGCCTATCGGATCATCGGCGAAGAATTATGCAAAGCCGTGTTCGCCGACGAGAACGAAGCCTGGCTGGTTATGGTCGAGCCGTCGCGTGCCCGTATCGCGATCGAGGAGACTATCGAGCAAGCGGCTTAATCGCATTGGCAAGCCGGGATTGTGCCGGCTTGCCTTTTCGTCGTCAGCCTATCACCGGAGGGATTAAGGATGGCCATTCATCAAGACGAAAATGGGATTTGGCATGTACAAGTCCAACGTAAAGGGATACCCCGTATTCGCCGGCGCGGCTTTCTGTCGAAGGATGCCGCCATCGTGTTCGAGCGCAATTATTTGGAGAAGCACCGCGCCGCCGCGGGATCGTCGGGCGACGGCCGCCTGCTGTCGGAACTGATCGAGCTATGGTTCGTCCGCCACGGTGCGCACTTGGTCGACGGCAAGCGCCAGCGCCGCGAGCTGCTGTCCATCGCCGCCGAGTTGAAAAACCCGGTGGCCAGCCGGCTGTCGCGCGATCAGTTCTTGGCCTACCGTTACGGGAAGACCCGGCAGGCGGATACCGCCGGATTGCGCTTATTCAACCAGGCGCACCATGGCTTGATCGCCATGTTCAACCGCTTGCGCAATCTGCGCGAGATCGATTACACCTCGCCGGTCTGCGACCTGGATCTAATCGAACTGTAG